GACAGATGACGTTTGAGATGTTCCACGTTGCCAGATATCAAAATCACCGTTAATGATTTTGTTTCTGTAACCACCAAGAGCGTTCTCTACTCGTGTTATATCAGCTTCACTTGCAGCTTCAATATTAGTTCTTGCCTGTGTCTTCTGACCGTCCGTCAGGACTTGCGCTGTTGAGAGGATGCCATCAATAATTTCAAATGTATTCAAAGCCTCAATTAACACTTCATCACCTGAGTTGACAGGTGAAGTGAAGGTGACAGACGAAGCGTCATATGTATAATCATCAGTCGGCGTAAGTCTAGCGCCATTCAAATGAACATTCAAAAACCGGTTACCAGTTGAAAGTATATTACCTTCCCTATCCGCGCCTGTAAATACGGTCTGCCCAGCAGTCGCAGTATACTCAAAAAGATTACGTGCAACTGTTGTGGACACATCACCCCAATCAGTTCCGTCATAAATACGCATAGAATTAAGTGTCGTATTAAAGAACATTATGCCCGCTGTTAGCGCATCGCCATCATCGTCCACGCTAGGGTCGGACGCTTTAGGAGTAAGGTAACGATCGCCAAAATCATCTACTGCGGATTGGATAGTGTTTACCTGACCAAGCAAGTCAGAAATATCAGTTTCCATTCCCGCAACAGTATTTATGTTTGCGGAATTGGCGTTGACTGAAGTTATAGCGCTCATGCTACCAGCTACATTATATAAGTTGGTATAGAACGTGTCATAATCTGCAAGGTCCACACCCGATGGCACGATGATAGCGCGATCAGACTTTTCCGCCACTTGCTGAATTTGCATCACGAGGCGATCGAGTTGAGTTTCAATTACTTCGGGGAAGAAGCCACCTTGGTTGTTCAGGACTGTTTCCTGATCCAGTGGCACAACTCGCTTGATGATGATTTTCTTAGTCGCGGGAAGAGGAGTGCCGCCACCCGTGTATGTGACCGAGCCACCCGCATCATCGCCCACACCTGTAATAGTGTAGTCCGTGGTAAGCGTGAGAGTTTCCTCTGTGTTATCCGCGATCGTGAGCAAGCTCACTATCAACTCGTCCTCGTCATCCAGACGAAAGGTAAACGGGAAGTTTGTAGCTGCCCCGTTCCCCGTAGCGATTGCCACATTAGTGGTTGAGGTAATCGTCATTATTATCTCCGTGAGTCAGGAACGCCATCTTTCGCTGCGTCCTCAATTTCGTTAAACAGTGACCTTAGCCACCAAAGGTTTTGGTACGGTACTAACTTCCTTGCTTGTCCTACCGTAGCATCTGTTGGTTCATCTATTCCCGAGGCGATCCTGACGGCTGTGTCTGCCATGTCAAAGCTTGGTCCGAGGACGTTTGATATAATACCTTGCCCGCTACGGTTTTGTACTGCCCTACCCGCAAATGTTGAATATGGAGCAGTGGCTGGAAGTTTTGATCCGACCGCCTGTACTTCAGCGAAAACACCGAGCAATCCTGAATTATACAATGCATTGTCTGCCCACTCTGCTGTTGTAGCTGACTCCATATTTTCTTTATACGTGCCGCCAATTAATTGTGCCCTAATATAATACGAAAGTGCGCCAAATGCAAGGGAAACTAACATCCCTTGAACCACAGCCATATCACGCTGTTGCATACCAGCCATCACAACCTTCTGCGTAGACGAGAATGTGAATGATCGAAACTGCCCTAATAGCTTGAAGGCGAGGGAAGAAGAGTCCATCCATAGCGGGCGCTCCACTCCAGGCGTGATAATGGTGTCATCGATCTCGCCCACAAGCGCAGCACGGTATGCGCGGACAGCTTCGACGTCAGTCCACTTCTCCGTATTGGGCAACCAGACTCCATCTACTTGTCCGCCGCCGCCATTAACCTTCTCGACCTGCTCCCAGATGCGCTCAGCCATTTCGCGATTGATGCCAACGGAGGCAAGCTTTTCAGTAGCCTTAGCGTCCGAACCTTTCACGACCTTTTCAAGCCCCTGCATTAATTCCGCGTTAACCACCACGGACGAGAACTGTTTAAGCGCGGAGTTCCATACGTCAAAGCCGCCCACTAACGGAGCGCCCATTCGGTTAGCGCCGTAGTTCAGGGCCTTCTCAATACCTGTCCCGCGCCCGTAGTCGTCCATGATATCCGCCATCTGCGCAGCCCGTGTGTGAAGCAAAACGTCAAGCGCGGTGCCTGCTAACTTAGCTTCTTCCATACTCAGCTTCGCGGTTTTGAAATTCGCGATCATAGGTATGAAGCCATCACGGAATGTGCGAGTAAGGCCATAACGGAAGATCGGGCGGGCGAGGTCTGGGATAGATGATATCATCACCGAACCCATGAACCTTAGAGTGTTGATGTTCATAACTACTCGCGCCGCCCTAGCTGCTACACCTGTAGGGTTGTTGGGGATACCCCAGGTGTGCCGCATTCTGGAAATCACTGCCATCAGGTCACGTTGCGCGTCTTGGAAATCTGTGACTGCGCTTGCACGATCGCCCTCAGGCAACTCGGACAATACCTTCTCATGTTCCTCAGTTAGGCGCGTGAACCATTGCGTACCTGTGCTATCGCCTAGCTTACGAGTGAGCTCGATATCCGGCCCAAGCGTTCGCAGGTAGCGTGACATAAGTATTTCGATGTCGTTCTCGAGGAACTCTTCGATCTCGGTTGAGTTGATGTTAAGTACGCGGCGTAACTCCGCCCCTCTAGCTTCGACCAGTATGTCACGGGCGGGAAGGCGGTTGTAGGTACCGAGGATTTTATGCGCTGTTTCCCTCGCTTTGTCCATAGCCGCCGTGCCAGTATCGAATTTATTAGCGTCAAAATCCGCATCCTCAATTCCCATCTCTCTAAGTTTCTCTCCCTCGTCCAGCTTATTCCCGAGGATAGCCTCATCGATAGCCTTGATCCGAGCGTTCACTGTTTTCGCCGCTTTAACTTCTGCGACTGAGTCCAGTATCTTAAGCCGCGACTTGGCTGTTTTTGCCTCCGCTTTATTTGCCGAACTGATCGCCGCTTCATACTGAACGCGTAATTTAGCTGTGTCCATTCCATCGAGCGCCTGTCGCTCAAAGTTAAGATCGGCTTCTTTCGCGCGCAGCCTGTTAACTCGCTTAGCAATATCCGCCTCAAGTTTAACTTGATAGTTCGCAGCCAACTTTTCAACAAACTCAGGGAACCTTTGCTCAATAATCTCATTACGGAAAACACGGTTTAGATACTCCTCATCTCCCACCAGTCCTTCTGGCAGGTTGTCAAACATTCCCACGCCCTTAGCCTCTTCAAATAGCGGGGTGTAGAACTCACTGCGAAGACGATCCGCTGACATACGAGCGGCCTTACTCCCTTTAAATTCGCCTCCCTGACGCATGGCCCGAGACACCTCGACGTTAAATTCCTTGCGCGTCATAGGGCCTCTGCCTTTACCAAGCTCAGTCCGCCATGCTACATACTGTTCATCTAGCATACGGAGGCCATCGTAGAGCAGCTTATGATGCACCTTGATGCGCTGCTCTACGGTCCCGCCCACGGAAGAGGCAATGCCCTGCGTGTTACCTTGCAGCCGGAGGCCCGCCGTACTCAGCTGCGCCATAAAGAAACGGGCGAATGGCAAGGTCTTGTTCTGCAATTGGCGCGTTACAGGGCTAAGTTTGGTAAGGCCAGGTATCTGAGGCCCCTTTAATTTTCCGGCGGGCGTGGACTGAGAGGTGGCCGCACCGCCCGCCGCTCCACTCGACGACCCAAAAGCATCGGTGGAGTGCACGAACTCGGGCGACGTATCCTGAGTCAGTGCAGTTAAATCATCAATTTCTTTGTCTCCATCACGGAGTACCGTAGCCCATTCCTCAGACGCGAAGATAGCATCCTCAACCTGAGCTTGGATTTGACCGAGATCGCGTTGGGCGCGGCGTAACTGCTTGTAGAGTTTACTAGGATCATAGCCCTCTGCCTTAGCTTTACCTATCCGTAGCTCAGCCGAAACCTCTTCCGCGATATCTCGAAGCTTGAAATCGTTCTGCATCAGGCGTTGGCGGAGTTCCAATGTTTCGGGAGTCTCGTCCGTCGTGGCCTTATCCAACTTTTGCTTCGCGATTTTCTTCCGTTTGCCTGTGGCAGAGGCGTGCGCTTTCTCCAGTGCTTGCTTCTCGCCAAACTTCAGTTCGTCAATACGCTTTTGGAGGACCTCCTTGGTCCGCAATAGACGGTCACGCTCCCTGAAGAGGTCAGGGTTACTACGTTTCGCTGCCAATTCTGATACGCTGTCGACGTCAAGCTGTTCGAACGCTTCAATTTTTCTTGCGACTTCCGCAACTCGTGCTTCCGCCGCAGTAAAACGCTGGTTAAGTTCGGGGTCGGACTGGCGAACTTGCGTGGATATTTCATCATACTTTCCTCTCAGTACTACTTCATCTACATCTGAATTGATAACTGCCTCGGCATAGCGCCCACTCACAGCCTGAGGTGCAGGTGATTGCATGATTGCAGTTGGTTGATTGGGTGCGGCGATCGGGGAGCTAGGTATGGGCGACGACAAATTGTCATAAGCCATACCGGACTCAAGCGCTTCTCTTTCCGCCCGAGTGAGTCTGCCCGCAATTCCGCCAAGCACCCCGCCCAAAATCGCACTGGTTCCCACAGCCAACGCAGTCTCTCCGCCCGAGCGATCCACTTGATTTGCCTGCAGCGTAACCTCTTGTGCACCCGCGCCGAGCAGTCCATACCCTGCGCCAACCGCGATGGCCCTAGCACCACGGGCCTGTCCGATCAGCGGGAGGAAACTGGTCGGACTAATGATGCTAGAGGCCACCGCCGCGATAAACCCAGGCACACCAGCGCGATTAAGTGTGTCTTGGTCCTCGCGTTCCTTCGCAATCTTTTGCAGGATGAAGTCGAACTCTTCCTGACTTTGCGACTCATTCAAAGCGCTGTTCGGCGCGAGTACAAACTCAGGGCGTTTTTTCAATGCCTCGGCCAATGAGAACTCAGGATCGGGATCGAACGTAGGCTGTTGCATCCCGTCAAAGAAGTTATACACATCATTCTCTGAGCGGATAGCTGCATCCACGATCCCCTTAAAGGTTGGATCAGCTTTATCCTCGAAAGGTAATGCCGCAGGTAGATTAGATGTAGTCTGATTTGGTAAACGTGGCATTACTTAGTCCTCTCATTGCGCATATCAATATTGCGTTTTTTGCCCTCAAGCTTTTTCCGTAGTGCGTCGTTTTGTTGTTTCAGTTTGAACTCAAGTTCTTCCAGCTCTGTGTCTAGCTCAGGCGGGAACTCTTGAGGCGCGGACCGGCCTGGCATAGCGTACTTCATCTCTTGTAGCTCAAGCATGCGATTATACTCTCTGCGCTCTGCGGCCGCTTTTTCAATACGTTCAGCGTCACGGTCTATCATCTTAGGATCGACCTCGCCGTACCAACGATCTTCCTCATACTCGAACACGCCATCGCGCATCACTACAACACGGTAAGATGGGAGTTGATTACTTTCACCTTTCCGCCGCCGTTCAATATCCGCCGCAGTTTGCTTATCGCTTATAAGCTGATATTGCGTGTCGCCCAAGATATCAAACTCTTTACGGATATCGATGTCGATCCAGTCGTGTGACTCCTCAATAGCAGGGTAGGTAATTTGCGGCGGATGCTTCATGAATATCGGCATCCCAACCGCAGACTTATCCCAATTGCGGTTGATCGCTTTCATTGCTAGCTCAGCCGCAATATCAGGGTCTTTCACGCTTTCCATGGCTTTACGGAACTCTGTGGAAAATTCTTTGTACAAGGCAAGTTCTGTTTGTTTCGCGAGGCCCTCATGATCGGGGTTAAACCAGTAACGGTCGTTGATCTTTCCGGAAACGTAGTCCGCATCGTATTCTTCCTTTAGTAGATCGTCCGCAATTTTCCGCGTGGCCTCAGTAACTACACGGCGTTCAGGATCGCGGGCATTATTAAATCTTGCCTCTTGTTGTTCCTCGGTGAGCGTGCCTTGCAACTGGCGCCACTCATTGAACTTACGCATCTCCGCATCGTTCATTAGGAGGTCGACTTGCTCAGGTGCCCGATCCTGCAACTGCGCCAGTAACTGATAGGCGTACTTCGAAGCCGCGTAGTTATTACTAGCTGCCATCGCATTCAGTTGTGACATGAGGTTCGGCGCGATGAATTGCTGCTGCTCGACTAGCTGAGTTACGACTTGCGCCGCGCCCTCGTCCATCTCTTCAATCTGCGAGAGAATGCCAGACTTCTTAAGGAACGCGTTCGCTCCATCCTTATCGTCTGTGGAGTCCTGAGAGAAGAACCCGCCATTTGCACTCTTCTGCACGTAATTGTTATAGTCCGAGTCATCCTTATCGCGCGCTTCCAGATCATTCAATACTTTCTCATAGTCAGTGAAATCGCTTAATGTGCCGTTTGCACGAGCCGCCTCAATGTCTGCGCGTCCCGCCTTACCGTCAGCGATTGCGAAACGAAGAGCGTTAATCTCCTCATTCTTCTGATCGGCCAACGCTTTAAGCATCGCGGCCTCTTCATTAGCAATCTCTTTCTGAGCATCCGCACGATAAGCTTGACGTTGCTCGAGGGTGACGAGGTCGAAACGCGGATCAGTGTCGATGCCATTCCGTGCCCGAGTACGCCCCGCGTTGTATGCAGCGAGTAAGTCTGGATCAGCGGTAGCCGAAGTAGTGTCTGGCCCCCAAAACGAAGGAGTGCCGCCGCCCACATGAATACCCCATGCATAGTGCCCGATGCCAGTAAAGCCCATCGCAGCCATCTGTCCGATAACTTTCGCATACAACTCCTTGTTCTGACCTGGGGTAACCGCTTTGCCGTTATAGGTCAGGACGAAATCTGACGTATGTCCCTCGCCCGAACCATCGTGGTCATGTCGAGTTGAGCCTGTACGTCTAAGCGCTTCCAGTCCCTTTTTCTCTCCTTTACGATCCTGCGCGCCAGACGTAATGATAGCGCCTAGCTTCGGATCAATCATAGTTAGACCAGTGGAAATCTTAGCCACATAATCTTTAGATACTGGCTTGTTCCGTGTCTTGCCCGCGATCTGGTATGAGATATTTGGCGCAGTCCAATACCCGTTTTTGTCTTGCCCAAGCTGCACTCGCTCAAACTCAGGTCCGCTATAGCCCGCAGCCGCCTGACGAACAATCTCCGCCTCTTTCTCGCGGCGCTCTGGATTTGAGCTAAGCTTGCCGACCTGATCTGCAATGAGGTTAAGATCGCCAGTTTTCACGGCCTTAGTAACCTCGTTAGGAAGTGAGCCGTAGTTCCATGCTAGTGAACCAAGTACACCTTTAACGGAGTTAGGTAAGCTATCGTAGTTCGACGCGCCCACCTGTTTTTTAACACGCGGGATGAACTCGTTTTCAAGACGGTAGCGTAGAGTACGTTCAGCGTCTGCCTTAGTCACCACAGTATTCTTGGTAACTTTTTCAATCTTGCCATCCGCGCGAACGACTGTGTCGGAGCCGTAGCCAACACGCCAAGCATCGAACTGCCCTGTACTTGCCCGCGTGTCTCCGTAAGCTGAGGTGCGATATCCCTCGAACCCGCGAATAATATTCAGCGCTTGGTCAGGCGCCTCGGCCGAATTAAGTTCCATCTCCTTCTTAATGCTGCGCTTATAGTCCTGCGCGGAGATTGCTAACTCAAACTTATAGAGGGCTTCAGCTTTCTGCATCTCGCTCAGGTCAGTGTTGAGGACAATCTCGGCCACATGCTGCTTAGCCTGTTCGCGGGTCCAGCGGCCTTCGCCAAATCCTGTAATCGCCGTGTCATGCGCTTCGCCGACAGCCTGAGTAAAGAACGCGTCTTCCTGTTCCAGCCCGAATTTGAATTCGCTTAGCTTAGCCTCTTCAGCAATAGCACCTGCTCGAACACGGAAGCTTTCCTGAATTTTCGGATCGAGTCCAGCCACGAACTCATTCGTCATATTCTCAATCGTGGCCTCGCTGATTTCAAAGTGGTTGCTTTGAGCGGGATCGGTGTTTCGGCGGTTCTCGATCAGCGTGGTTTGTAGGTTTGTGTTGAACTTCTGCAACTCCACCAAGCCATCAGTGGTCTTAACCTTCTGCTGACGTGCGTCATAGCTAGCGCCGAACTTACTAATTGCGCCCGCCACATTTTGAAGCGAGCGACCAATGCCTGCACCGAATGCTTCCGGCGTAGCAGCCGATACGTTAAAGTGAGCAAGCGGCGTATTGGAAATTCCGACACTGGTAGTCTTAGGTGATGGTATTCTCATATCACTAGCAGTCCTTGGCGCTGAGTTGGTACAGGGGTATATTTTCGGGAAGTGCTGCGACTACCACTGAAGGCAGAGGCGGCGCCGAGCAGAGAACCGAACGCGTTGAAGAAACCAGCGGTGGACGCGGCTGAGGCTTCCATCCGTTTGAGTTCCGCGTTAGCCGTTTGATTGCTGGCCTCAACCAGATGATTGTATTTATTAAGCTCGCCCGCATAACGCACCGCGAAGGAGTCAGCACGGGATAATTGCTTGGCACTCTTACGCGTAAGCATCTGAGATCGCCCGCCCAACGCCAAACCACTTGCGCCCTGAATGACCACTTGTTCACCAAGCAGTGCCGCGTTATCCTGATCCTTACGTTGCTGCTCTAGTTGAGAAACTTGAATTTCTCTCTGAGCGTTATCGCGAGAAATCTGCGCGTTCATTTCCGCCACTTGAGCTTGATACTTCGCCGCATTTGCTTGAGCCTGAGCTTGCATGATAGCGCCCGCTGCCCCAACAACGGAGCTAAGAACGGAAGCTGCTGCGCTTATACCTGCCATAATTACACCTCATAAACTTTCATGTTTTCGGTAGTGTGAGAATAGCGAAAACCAAACGCCTCTACAAACCGAATATTAACCTTGTTAGTCTCGTCCACCTCAACACGGAACGAGGGATAGATTTCTTTCATCATCGGCAGCAAGGAATGAATTGCCTTGATGTACCGCCGAGGTTTCGCGTAGAACTGTTTGCACGGCATAAACCAGAATACGAGTTGCCCAAGCATACTGTGGCGCGAAACACCGCAAAAGAAAACTGGCTCCTTGTCTTCAAATATTACCCACATACGCTGAATTGTTTGGTGAGTTAGTTTGGGCCTCTTGCCTTCCAACTCAGCGATATTATCTAACGCCACCTCTAGTTCAGGTGACATCTTATTTACGTCTCTAATCAGGATCATCTCCGACCTCTAGTGTTGTCACGATACCAAGGACACGAGCGGGCAGCGGCTGATCTTGCACGAAGTAGCTTTGACCAGTCTTATCCATCCCGCCCGTCACTGCGAGATAGTCCGTCGTTGAACGCAGCGCAATTGCCGTGCCCATTGGTTCGTTAGTCCTCTCTTTTACCTCATACAGTTTATCCAAAGACTTACCGTATTTGAGGCCTCTCGTTTTATTCACTTTCAGCGCCAGACCAATAACGTCTTTGCGCCGTGCCTGAATAACAGCGCCATCCACAGTAAGGGGAAGGGTACGGCCTATGCAAGTGTAGCCGAGTCCCGCGATTGTCTTAGTTGCGGCCTGAGGTAACGTTACGCTTCCGTTACTAACTGTCAAGTTTTCTACTACGTTACCGTCCGCCAACACTTTGATAGTCTCGCCTTCGAGATGACGTAGGCCGCTCACCGTTGTGCTTGGTTCATCCATAGTCCATTCGCCGGATAACGCTTTGGCAGGAGTCTCGAGCTCAAAGTCAAGTTCAGTAATGGCGCGCTGGACTGAAGCGGTCACGACTGTGGTTGAGGTGTACGCCGTAATTACTAGCTTGCCGCCGCCAACACGAACAATATGCCCGACATTACCGGAACTGAATACAGCTGAGTCCGCCGTTAATGTGACCGTGCCAGTTGCGGCGGAAACTGTGAGGCCCGTAGTCTGAGCGTTCAGCGTGTTCGAGATTGAGTTGTCTAAGCAGATCGCGTCTTCATCTACCTCGATGTCGTAGTCCGAGACGTACTCAAGGAAACCTACTGAGGTGCCGTTGATGTTTCGTTGCACTGCGCAATAGGTCTTATCCTTAGTGTCCTCTTGCACATTGATAAACTCTTTGAACTTACCGCGGGTAGTGATTGGAGTCCATGCATAAATATTTTGTTCGATCTCCAGTGTGAAGATCAGCGCAGAACCGTCCTCGCGCGTACAGAAGACTAGGCGATTTGGTGTTTCTTGGTAGGCCCAGTTCACGATCGGATTGTCCTGACGAAACAGGTGAGAACTTAGGATGGACATGTCGCGCCCGCCGTAGACCTTTGAGAACTCTGAGTAGGATAGAAGGCGAACCGTGCTTTCCTTATCCGTCACATAGAGGAGGTTCGAGTCAATGGTGATCGGGTCAATGTCCGCAACTCCGAAACGAGTTTGGGGTTCAGCGAAGTTCGTTTGGGAGGTAATCGCGAAGCTGTCCGATCCGCCTGACAATAGCCAGATGCCAGCACCAGTAAGGAGTAGCATACCGCCGCGCATATGAACTACATGACGCAAGGGGGCTATGGTTTCACTATCGATGATGAACTCGTATGCGTCCGCAGCATTGCTGACAGTTGACACGTCGAAGTTGGAGAACGCGCCTGGCTTAGAGCCGAAGATCGTTAGAGGGTTGTTATCGGTCGCGGCGTAAATTTGGCGCTGCTGAATGATGTTGGACACGGCAGGATAATTGCCCGAAGCTTCACTAACCGTAAGAGAGAATGTAGCGCCTGAGCCTCCCGATACCGTGATGGTGTCAGAAAAAATGTAGCCCTCGCCCCCGTTTAAAATGCGAATGCTCGTACATTGCCCGCTTGAGTTAACTATGGGATAGCCGACGAAGCCAGAGCCAGTGCCCGAACTAATGGAAACAGTACTGGAGTTGCTATAACCGGAACCAACAGCAGTCACGTCGATATGCGTTACTGCGCCATTAGCGAAAGGGTTGTAGTTCACTGGAAATGACGAGGTGAAATCAGGAACGATGTTATTGTCTATGAATTGAGTAGATGATGCGTCCCCGAGGTAACCAAGGTCCTGAGAGGCGGACAATTCACCTGAGGCAGATAGTACGAGTGAGCGATAGACCTTATACCCGATAGCGCCTATTACGCCTGTCCAGTTAAGTCGTACATAGCCTGCGGTGGAAGTAAAGTCCACAATGGAGGTGGCGAAGCGTAGGTCAGAAGGTAAGGACTCAGTGCCGTCTTCGAATACTGCAGTCACTGCGTAGATGCAACCCGCAGAACCAGCGCCACTCGCAGTGTGTGATAGACTTGTAGGACGCGCTCCCGATCCCACGATTGCTTCATTTGTAATGCTCCATGAAGCGTGAGCCGCGCGGGTCAGGTTCTTGATTGGGTAACTTGAGTGCGTTAGACGGATCGTGTCGCGAATGTTATAAGAGCGGATTTTTGTGAAGTCAGCTACGGCGTATGGATTGGCAATAGTATAGACACGAGCAATTTCCGTACTGGCCCCGCTCAATAGCACGTTGGCGCCAGTGATCGGATGTTGTAGTGTGAAGGTATTCGCGTCCACTACAGTCACAGTGTATATGATACCATCTTCCTCGCCCATGTACTTTACGATATCGCCAGTGGTATAGCCGTGCCCTGCGCTAGTAATGTTGTATGGGGCTGATTCACTCTGCGTGAAGCTGATCGCGGTTTCAAGGATGTACTTGGAGTCCTGCACGAAACGAATTTTCCCGTCCGTCAGAATGACCACGTAACTGTTCGAGGTGTCGTTGGAGAATTGGAACTTCAATAAGCGCACGCCACTCGCCATGTCGGGAATAATCTCGGAGACTAATAAGCCAGGACGTGTGTTAAGCCCGCCGTGAAAATCCACATACCAGTTATGCGCTCGTTCAAGACCAAAGCCGTACTTCTCAAAGTCAGCGCGGAATCCCAGCTTGGGCGATTGCTCACCCGAAGTAAAGGCAAATTGAATTAAGTCATCGCTCATGTCACTGGAACTCCTGAGTTAACCAATAGTGAATTGAGTGGGTAGTAGTATCGAGTGCGCTGCGCATCGCCGAACCCGCGAGCTGTGATCCACTGTGGTAGCGTTTCCATGACCTGATTTTGCTCTCGGGCGGACACGGCGCGAACCTGCATGACGTGAGAGTCAGTACGCTCGGTCAGAATTTTAACGCGGTTATTCTTGCCTGTCATCTGCATTACGATTGCGGCAGCTAGTGCGGTGTGTACGGCGGTGTAAAGGCTGTTAGACCAAAGCGCGGGATTGGTTCGGCGCGCCGTGTAGGTCAGGATAGAGGGGGACTTGTTACAGTAGACAAGTCTTGCAGAGTCCGAAGCGCCTGTTATAAAACGAGAGTAATCGCTCAGGTGCCTCGGAACAACGCAATCGGAGGGGAAGGAGAATGCGTACTTATACCCAGGATGAGGATCGGCATCAGCCCAATCAACATTCTCGTCCCGTGTCGCGCTCAGAGCTAAGATTTGGCTCTTCTTCAACTCGGGCCAGTCCGCCATACCAAAGACATAATCGCGAACTGTTTCATAGTGCAAGTTACATTTCTCCGCCTCCGGCGAACGCTCTGTAGGAGCAGACACAGTAACGTCAATTCCAGCGTTACTCAGTGCGAGGTTATAGATAGAAGTGACGTCCTGTGCCATTGCTTTATCCCTACAGTTTTACCGGTTCTTTAGTGGACTTGCCCTTCGTTGTCAGAGGGGCAGAGTCCTTCTTTTGTTCGGTCTCCGAAATAGGAGTCCCATCGTCATTGACTTCACGATAAGCGCCTGGTCCTTTAGGGTCATACCCTTCAGGTAGCTCGTCGTAGATGCCAGGTCGGATGCGACTACCATTCGCAAACCCTGTTTTCAGGATTTCGATCTTAGCCATTATTTAGCTCCTGGATACGCTTTCCAATTATCTGGAACTGGCGTGATGAACGCGTCAATTGCTCCAGCGGTTAGGGCAGCTGTGCCTACGTTAGCCACGATACCAAGATAATCTTCGTATGTAGCGCGAGCGGGCAATGGCATGATAGCGATAATATCACCAGCCGCGTCCAAATCAGCCAACGCAATAGCACCTGTGGAAGCATGAACTGTCGCCGAACCGTCTGTTGCGATTGCCGCAGCAGCATCCGAGCTAAGTTCAAAATCCACGGTGGCTGAGCCGCCTGAAGTGAAAGCAGTGGCAACCTTGATCACAAGGAACATTTGAGCGCCAATGCCCAGATTGGGAACAGCAGCACCTAGCGGAACTACGTCACCAACCAACTGACGTCCTGTGCCACCAGCCATAGCAGCGGCATCACAGAACTCTGTACGTGAGTCGATAATCATAAGTGGTCTCCTTTTAGACTACGCGAGCTTCGTTAGCCTCAAGCGCCGCAGACTGGCGAAGAGGGATACCTTGGTAAGATGTTACCATTGTACCGCCAACGTTCTCTGTTTTCAGTGTAGATGCGCTTGTCTTGTTAGACAACTGTTGCATCAATTTCGTTTCGATATCCTTATCGAGGTAGATACCACAACGACCCATGCCCATGTTAGGGATTGAGCGCAAACCCGTGAAGAGTAGGTTTGTCAAGTCCGCGCTGGAACCTGAAGCATCAGCGTTCAATAGTGAACGATCGATGTTAGGGATGCGCACTACGTAACGCCAGTCCTTGACCACAAGACCAAGCTGCCATTTGTAATGAGAGCGATAACCCTGCATACGTCCGCCATTGCCATCAGCGTCTTCGATTGTGATTTCGCCAAGGTCTTTTTGCTGCAAGCCAGCTTTAGAGCCTTTTGGAACAATACCGAATGCAGTCATCGGTGACCAGCATACGATCCAGATTGACGCATTGTCAGAACCTGTACCGCCGCCATCAATAACGTTACGAGCGTTTTGCGCGTTCGCAGTATTGACAGTGTTATAGCGTGGTGCTAAGCCCGTGAAAGTTTCTGGCTCAGTTGCTTCGTTGCCCAAGAAGATAGTCTCGGCCATCTCTTGGTTCATGCCCTCGATGTGAGCACGGTCTTCAAGCAGGCGGAACGCGGCAGTATTGCCGTTCAAGTCTGCAAGATCTTTATCGACCTCAGCGTATGCCTCGAGGTTACCACATGAGTCAGTGACCTGAGATGTAGTACCTTTTGTAGGCTGAACGCCGCCATACATTTTACGCCATGTAGGGACGGGCAAGCCTGTACGGATTGTTGATCGGTGACCTGTAAGCAGATTGCCTTCAACGACAGTCATATCTTCCAAGATCGGGTTAGTTTCGGTTAGAATTTCGGCAACAGATTGAATGTTGCCAGCTTCGTCCGACGCTTGCGCTAAGTCCAGCAGCGTAGGATTATTTGCTGATTTGGTAGCCATTTAGCTATTCCTTGTTAGCAGAGGGAAACATCAAGGCTGCTGCGTCCCGTTTAGTATCATTGTTGGTGTCACCGCCAGCCGGTGTGCCTTCACCAATGTCCTGCGCTATCTTATGCAAAAAGCGGATCATGTGTGGATTGTCCCCAGCGCCCGTGGCGTCGAACACCTCACGGAGCTCTGCAGAACCATATTTTTCCACCACCTTATCTACTTCCAGCATATTCGCATCAAACTTCTCACCGCCGAACTCTGGATCAGCTTTGGCCTCATCGACCCACCCTTGACGAGTGTTCATCCACTGTTCCATTGTTGCGTCGGCCTGAGCCTGCTGCATTTCCTGAGAGATGGCGATTAACTTGCCAGCGCGTTCCTCAGGTGTTCCGTCAAAGTTAACCAACTCGGTCAGGTACTCTTTGTCCTTGTCGGTTAACTCGGTTTCGTCAGGCAACTCGATAGCTTCGAAGTCAAGCTCAATCGGGCCCTCTTCCTCGCCATTCTCACTTTCTTTAGTCTCCTGCTCAGAACCCTGTGCCTCTTCAGTAGGTTCCTCGATAACTTCTTCTGTTACCTCTTCAGTGACTTCTTCATTTCCAGTTTCTTCAATAGTCATTGTCCTTGCCTCTCTTCTAGGGTTTTGATCCACATGTCAGGCGCGTGGATAAAGATTTTATTCTGGAGCTGGAGTCCGATATTCTGTTCTCCAAGTGTGAACGCTGTCTCTCTATCCGTTTGCCTCATTGCTGTGTGACCGATTTTGCAGAGGGCTAGTAGATTCCACATCCACTCCCGCCCCTGCGGTGTACTCATTATTTGGGTAATGAGCCGTTGATCTAACTCCTCTAACCGTTTGACGTTCAGGTTATGGGCGTTAGTGTTTTCGTTTGCCTCATCCATACTTGTAATCCCTCTCAATATACATCAGGTGGCGGTGATATGCAAGCGCCTTATTGCGCCATATCACCCTATGATTTCGTTCAATACGGAACGCCCTCCGCCCACCTCCGTTTCACTTGCAACCTTAGCGGCTTGCGCGGCCTGGCCTCCGAGTTCAGCTACCTGAGCCATCTGCTGTTGTTCGGCCCGAGCTGCCCGCGCTTGTTCAACGTCCTCTTGCTTAAGCAGACTCTTAGCGGACACGCCGATGTTACGAGCGTAATCGCGGATGAGTGTGTCGAAGTCAGGGATGTCGAGAGCGTCAGGACGCGCGCCAGCGATACCGCCGAGGAACTGGATAAAGCGCTCGGTTGGGGCTGTTGCAATTGCTTTCTGTGCCACACTCAGGATGGAGACGTATTGGATTTCTAACTCTCGGCCCTGTAGTTGTTCGGGCGGAGGCGGAAGCATACCGCGGCGGTTCATTATGCCGAACACGCGGTTGATCGCGGGATCAAGTGCCTCGTTCTCAAAGCGCTCCAAGACCGGCCCAAGCAGCACGAGTTTCTCTTCTTTCCGTGCGTCGATCTCAGTCGCACTGCGAACCGTGTCAAGTTGCGAGATCATGTTGAAGAGTTCGTTATGGAACGCCTCGCGAATGCTCTCCTTCACCTGCATGATGTCCTGCGTGAGTTCGCCCAGAGGTAGTTGGACGCGGTGGACAGGGGACAGGCCGGAAGTGCGCACGTCCGACACGAATGTAACTCCGTTTGGGACCATCGCGATCTTAGAGGTCTGCAGTTCTATGCCCGCGTTCATCGGCGGCTGGATCATCATGTCCAGACCTTTAGCCTTCGAAAGCGTTTCTTGCTGGAGTTGGATGACATCGCCGATCGCTTCCATAGCGGGAGATACGCCATACGCGTCTTCGCCACTCACGTCCCAACGCGGGAACATGCCAGGTAGTTCATCGTAGGACTTGCGCTCGAGGATGTTGTGCTTGGAGTCTTTCTCGATCCAGTAGTACTCCACGAACTTGCGTGAAGAGGGAACGCCTGGAATTTTCTTAGTGATCGGCTCGATCAGATGGCAGACGATATGCGTCTCGCGCAGCTCGCGTTCCATGTTCTCAGGTGTGTTCGTCATCTGAGTAGGCCATGCGTCCTTACCATCAGGGAAACGAGCTCGGATTTGGCGCCCATTCATTTTCAGCTTTCGGGCGAATGTGTCCACCGCGAGACGAGCTGAATTGGAGAAGTAGAAATCGCCGAGCATGGGATTGTAGCAGCGGATCACGGACTCTTCGTCTTCGTAAATAAGCGTGGCCGCGGAACCAAACACGGCTAAGTCAAGGTACATGACGGCGAGTGCGTTATAGAAGTTGGACTCCGCCATCGTGGTGAGCATTAGCTCTTGAACCTTCTCAGTCCATGTAGCAATCTCGATATCGTTCGGGTCCGCGTCAGGTACACGAAGCTTGAACCAAGGACGTGATGGAGATGTGATGCCGTTCATCATGCCCGCTGCGAGAACCTTAGCTGCCCGAGTTCCAGCCGCGTCTAAGATGCGCGGGTTACGGCCTCCAGTTTTGCTGAGGTTCTGCTGCTCCTGATTGGTTAGGAGTGAGCGATAACGGCGAGGTATGTAAAAGTCAGCGAGATCGCGCCAGTGGTCCCAATGCGACTCCCGCGTGTTTTTGAGAGTCGACATTGTGGCGTTGATCCGCTTTTTAAAATCGGCGGTAACTTGCATTAGTTGCCTCCAAGGATTGATTTTTTAGACGTGGTGCTTTTCTTCTTAAGCCCAACGTTTGAGGTGTTGATCAGGGATGCGCGACCAACTGAGTTAGGCTGAACGCGCGAACTTACATCATCGCGGGCCTTGGCCTGAGTTGGGGCGTTCGGTGGTGGAGGTGGGGCCTGCGGTGCGGCAGCGGAAGATTTCATGCTGTGATCCTTTCTTTAGCAAACGGGTCGTAGGACGAAGCTACGGTTGAAGACTGGTTTGACCCGCGACTTGCCACGGGATAGGCGAATGTTAGGGCGAGAGCATCGGCAACGTCAGGAGATTCGAGGCCGCGTCGTGCCATAGTCTCTTTCCGCTCGAGCACGATTTCGTCTTTCTCGGACATGGTGTAGGCGGGGCCAGAGAGTTCTTCGGCGAAGTCAATCTCCATGCCTCGGATGCGTTTAGGGATAGCGCCGTCCTGGAGCCAATCCCGCATCTCACCATACATCTCGGCGCGCTTATTCTTATACTTGACGCCTCGCTCGATGTTCGTGCCAGAGGGAGAACCGCCGAAGTGGACGCCGCGACAAGGCAGACGAAGCTGACGACAGCGATCCAGAACACCGCCGCCAACTCCGCCTTCATCAATAAACACCATAGCAGCGTTTAATTGATTAAATAGTTTAATGATCTCGGCTGCGACCTCCATCGTGTCCAGCCCATTGAACAGGAGGATTGGAAGGTCACGGGCGTTGCGGCCCTGCCTCGCGTAGATCACGGTATTGTTAGTACCGAAACGCGCAACATCCACTCCGATAATGATTGGAAGGGATTTATCGGGGTAGATGCTGCGGTTCTCGGCCTCGCGTGCAACCTCCAAAGAGATGAATGAGTTTTCGTCCTGCCGTGGGAACATGCCCTTAACACGATAGCGAACGAAGTCGGAGTCCTCGCCGTAGTCTTCAATCCACGCGGCGATCTGCGTCTTGTTGGTGAATGAGACTGTACGGGAGTCCACTGTGAGAGTAATCCAGCGCTTCTCGAACTTACCGCCCTCGAAACACGCACGGAAGCGGCCTGAGTTCTTAGTAGGGTTTCCGAAGCAGCACCAGATGATCTGCGTGTTCTTATCCGTCAGTGCGCCCTCGGTCACCTCCCAGATCAGGTCGTTAATCGCGGAAGCCTCATCGAACACTACTAGAATGCGCTTGCCTTGGTTGTGCATACCCGCGAACGCCTCAGTGTTCTTCTCACTCCACGGAACCATATCGATACGCCATGTACGCTCGTGGGCGGGGTCTGAGGAGAAGAGGGCCGTAGCCGTCATCTTGAACATCTCCTTGGCGATGAAGCGGCGATACCATGTAGCGACCTCGACCCAAGTTTTAGTCTTGAGCTGGTTCTCGGTATTCGCCGTAACCACGCCTCGAGTATCTTCGAATGTAGACATGGCCCAAAGGATGATCCAGGATACGAGTGCGGACTTGCCGATACCGTGGCCAGACTTAACCGCGATTTGGATAGCTTGGTCGATGGTGATAAGGCCCTCGCCGAGCAATGTTAGAATGTCCTGCTGCCATTGTTCAGGCCCATCGGGGTACTCGCGCAGTTCTCCCTCGCCCCAAGAGAATGCCCAATAGACAAACCCGAGCGGATCGCTAGAGTATTTCGCGAGGTCCTCGATGACATCATCAAACATTATTGAGACCCATCTGAGTACATTGAGGCAGCGCGGTCCTCGTCGGAACGCTCAGCGCCGAAGTCGAGGGCGATGTCCGTGATCTGCAGGGTCATGCTTTGATCCTCTCCGTTCTCCGCGTCCTTATGCTCGGATAGCCGCTCGATGTCCGCGACCGCAGTGATCTGGACCTGAGACCCAAGAGGCGGCATCTCGGTGATGCCCAGCTTCTTTAATTCTTCTGTGCCGAGGCGGAGTTCTAGGCCCCAAGGGTATTTATCGGGCTGCCACTCAACGCCCTCGCCCTTTTCCTTCTCAATTTCCTCTGGCGTCTTCGCCATGTTAACCAAGCTTTTTGACATCATCATCTCCGAGTTCAATTGTCCGGCGGGTGGCCATTGCCTCACGCGCGCGTTGTAGTTTATCCGCCAAGTTCACATTAACATTGACTTGTTGTTTGCTGGAAGGGCCATAGCCAGTCCGATCCGATGTGGTCTTGATCACCGTGATGAGCTGATCGTTGTCGAACTCCTCTGGCGTTTCCTCGAGTCGTTCTTGCAGGACTTCGATAGCGTCCGTACCCAGAGCCGCGAGCCGTTCATGAGTCGTTTCGAACTTCTCGTCCGCGATCTTATTGTAGTGAGCTACGAGATCGGCGAACGCGGGATCATTGCGGAGGATGGATAAGGTGCTGTATGCGAGGCCAGTAAGGATGTGGATTTCAGCGTCATTTTTGCCCGAAGCCATAAGGCGAGCTGCCTCGTGATGGCGAGCACGGATTTTCTTCAACCGAGTTTGCGCGATCGGGATTTTCCGCGAGTCGTCCTCAAGATACGCCTGTGCGTCTTCCTCGGTCAGGCTGCGGGTCCCAACAAGGTGAACTTCGGCCACGCTTTTGTGTCCGCGACTTGCTCTAGCGATTTCTAGTCCGAGGCTCATGCCATACTCCAATCAGTTGTCCCGAATGTATCATAAGGCGGCGGCGGTGGCAAGGGCGAATTTCGCGGCGGGTATGGCCCGTGACAAATTGACGGGAACCATATAGGGCTGGGAAAGGGAAGTGGGTGTTTTCAGCCCGCAGAATTTTGAAAGGTCCTGGCTGGGGCAGGGGCGGGGCGTACCCGTCGAAGCCGCTTTTCTCAAACGGGCTTGCAGTGGGCGGGAATCATCATGCAGTGGACAAGCAAAAAAGTTTAGTCAGTGGGCTTGACATGGTGGTGGAGTTGAGATAGGCTCATGCCATAACTTAAACATGAAAGGACAGGTTATGGACAAGATTGCTTATATCATCGTTACGGAGTACGGAGTTGATTGCGTTGAAGAATGTGCAACGGTTGCGCGGAATAGCGTTAAGGAGTTGCGCGGGGATGGATTTTCCGCAAAGCTTGTAAAATGCCCATGGGATGAGCAAGATGATAAGATTGAAGAAATTAACAATAAATTGTTTGGGTGAGTTGACAACCGCTCAAATATGTGCATAATAGCACTTGTCAATGTAAATGAAAGGACAGACACAATGACTAAAGTTATCACAATCGAACTAGACGCGGATGTAATCGAGGCAACTGTTGGCGGTAAAACATACCAACACGCGCTTGCGGATATTCATGGCAAGGCCGCGGTCAAGATTTTTCAATACGGCTTTCAACGCTTTATTAATGATAAGACTGGCGGGAAAACGCCCGACGAAAAGGAGCGGATCGTGGCACAAGCGCTTGCGGATATCAAAGCGGGCACGGTACAACGTACGACTCGCACCGCCGATCCGTTGGTGAAGTATCGTCGTAATATCATCCGCGATCAGGTGCGGGAAACGGATGGCTATAAAAACGCCGCCGATCGCAACGCCTATCTTGACGAGTTCTATCGCCTTCTTATTCCCGCACAAGTCGACGCGGTTGATAAGCACGCGGCCAAACTGAAAGAGATCGACGATAAGGCCAAGGCCGCCGTTGCCGATCTTGATATCAAGTTAGACTTCTAACCAACTCCACACCGATTAAGCCCGCGAGTTCATTATGGCTCGCGGGTTTTTATTTTGTCCGCACAACGCCGCACCGCCCGCCCGTGGGCGATTGGCCATCCCATACCCACGCCGCCCACCACGCGCAAACCTCCGCCCATTGCGCCCACATTTCCCCCCGACATGCCGCGCCCACACCCGCGCCCATGAGTCGACCTGCACGCACCTAGATGCACCTACGGACCTGTTTTATTTTCCCCCCCGATGGCCTGTTGAGGGGTATGGTCCCACCTCCCTTTTTGTTGTTGTTATCAGTGAGAGAGATTTTTTTAACACTACTAAACACACACTACAACCATACCCAGCCCCAGCCATACCCACACCCACACCCACGGGGGCCCGATTTAAAACAGGTCACTAGGTGCATTAAGGTGCATGCAGGACCGATCCCGCGCCTCTTAAAACAAGAACATGAGAAACATACTTAAAATAATATTTTGACCATTGCCGCCAGTCCTGATATAATAAACGGGAATCGCCGCCGACCGACCATGAAAAAGGGCGTAAAGTCTACTCGTTCGGCGCGCGGTTCACTTTTAACCAACTGACGCACGCGGGACCACGGATAGAGTCCGGACATGTTCGAGGTGCGCAAATAGGAGGCCTAGGCATGAAGTAAGTTAATATTGTAAATCGCGACTCGCCGCTCCCCTTAAACCTCTTGGCGAGTCGCACCCCATTAACACGAACTGGACCACGGATAGACGTGGAACGGAAAGGGACTAGGATGAACAAGGACATAGAAAAAGTTAAACTGACTCAATCCTTTGAGGGCAACACTGACGAACTCGCTAAAATCATTCTTTTGTATATCAGGGATGAGATTATGGGCGAGCAATTTTCGCATGTGGAGTTTCGTATTCACGATGGCAAATTAATTAGTTTCGTGGCGAGTCAAACACGGGAATATTACTGAGGGCAGAAAATGAAATTTGAAATTTATACTTATTTCGGGCGAGTGCTATGTGTATTCGTAGTGCCCGAAACTGAGACGCACCACGCAACCTATGAAAAGGCCTACGCCTTTGCGGTTGAGTGGGAACGCGCGACAGGTAATCCATGTTGGATGAGGATCAAATGATGAAACATGAACAGAAAATACTCGTAGGCACGATCGCGCTTGGCTTAGGCATGGTCGCGCTTACTACTCACGTAGCGCGGAACCAACCCGACGCACAGCTTGTAAGCTTGCCAACTCAGGGCGATCTTGTGATCGGGCAACGCGGCGAGGCGTATGTCGTGGAAAAGTGCTACGGCTCCGACACATGTCTAGTGCATCACGATGGCAAATTACTCGTAAGGAAGGTTCAACCATGAACGCGGAAACAAGAGAGGCGCTTGAAGCGTCAATCCTCCATTGGGAGGAGAACTTAACAGCGGAAACTCCGAGTGAGGTTACATTGGGCGGGGAGTCTTGTGCACTCTGCCTCATGTTTGTACTCGACACAGGTTTTTGCCGTGGTTGTCCTGTCAGGGAAGAGACGGGAAATACAGGATGCTTTGGCACTCCCTATCACCGCGCAGTATTAGCGCTTAATGGGTGGAAAACGTATAAGACCGAAAAAGACAAGTCGCGTTGGCAAGAGTACGCCAAGGAGGAACTGGAGTTCTTGAAAGGGCTGAGAGATGAAACGAACTAGAGTTAACATGGTCACCGAAACTCAGGTGGTCGAGGGCACAGTAGAGGACCTCGAGGCAATTGTACTTGAGTATCTGCGCCACGAGTACGGTGAAGACTATTCAGATATCGAGTTCACCGACTCGCAAGGTTATTGCAGCGGGTTCATTGCTAAACGAGTTCATTCGTGGGAGCGCAAGGACGATGACAAGCAGGAAGGAAATTAAATGCTAAAATTAATTAGGTTTTCACTAGCCGCCGCCGCACTTTCAGGCGCATGGCTTTTAACTACACTGGCCGCGCGTGATTTCACCGTGTTCTACTATACGGACATACGCTTTTTCGCGTTCTCGCCCGTCCATGCGTTCATGCTAGTCGTGTTCGCATTCGCGCTCGGAGTAGCTTTCGGAGGCAAGAGATGATCATCAGGTTCTACACATTCCGCGAGGGCGAATTTCGTTGCTTGCCCGAAACCAAGGAATACCCGACCACGCTCGGCATGGAGTTTATCCAAGCACAAGCGCTTTCTTACTGTAAGTGGAAAAAGTATGCGGGTTATTCCATGCACGATGAACAAGGGCAACTTGGCCCCATCCACCCGTCAACCTCTCTCGAAGCGTACTTGGAGTGGCACAATGCTTAAAGTCCTCATTCAGGTCATGCAAACGCGCGACGAACAAGCGCTTTACAAATACACGCAGGACGAAATCCAGTTCTTGCGCCAACACCTCAACTTTCTAGGCGTGAAGCATCCGCAATACGTCGAGGCCCGCGCATCGCTTAACCTAAAGCAGTCCATGATCAAGCTAATGCGCCTTTCAGTTATCTTTCGTTGGGCTTCATTCGGCTGCGCGGCAATGGGTTTCGCCTTATTCCTTTACATACTCGGAGAACTACTATGACCACATTGGAAAATGTCACTCGCGAGTATCTCGAAGGTAATTCCGAGGAGCTTGCTCGCGTCAAGCATAACAGGCAAATTTGCGTCAAGCGTATTCGAGAGTACCATAGAATACGCTCAAGCGGGCGTTGCCACCCGAACGAACTCCCTCGGATTACCGCCACCGTAGATAATTACCTCAAAGAATATCGCGAGTGGAATAGAATAATCCGCGAACTCCGCATGGCCCGCCTTGGCTACCTCGCGGGATTTCTACTCTTGCGGAGTCCCCGCATCTTATTCCAGTCTTTTATCTGGGCAATCATCATCTACTCAATACCACTATTCACTTAGAGAGGAACTAACAATGGAACAATGGCATATCTACTCAAACGCGGGCACACTAGACCTGCGTGCAATCACAGTAATGGGCATGAACGCGAAGAACTCGGAGGGCGCGATCGGTTATTTCGGTACGGGCCTCAAGTACGCAATCGCCACACTCAAGCGACATGACTGCGATATCCACATTTCGGACGGGCAAGGTAATTCGTGGGCAGTCGAGTCGCGCCCAACCACCTTCCGTGGGCACGAGTTTAAAGAGCTTGTCCTCGAACCGACCGCAGAAGGCGATCCCATTCCCTTACCCTTCACCACGGACCTCGGCAAAGACTGGAAACTCTGGATGGCCTTGCGCGAGATCGAGTCCAACATGCGGGACGAGGACGGCAACTACCGCACTGCGGTCCATCTCAATCCTCAGCCTAACGTGGTTCAAATTGCAATCCGAGGCGCTGCGTATAACACTTGCGTAGTACAGGAACGGGACACGATATTCTATGACCGCCTGACCGAGGGCCATGCCGTCCACACAGTTGGCAACATGCAAATGGCGACCTGCAAGTCCAAGTACGCCTACGTCAATGGCATCCGCGCGACCAAGGAAACAAATTACGGCCTAGCGATTAACGTAATGGCACAAGGCCTCTTGTCCGAGGATCGTATGCTTAACAACCACTGGTCACTCTATAACCGAGTACACGCCGCCGCATGTCATTTCACTCCAGCCCAATGGGAACTATTCGCCGGTAATGTAGTTGATTGCGACCTCATTCCGTTTTCGCGGCTGGAACAGGACATGCGAGGGCATAAGGAGGCAAGGGCCAACGGCAAAGGAACGGAGGCCCACCTTGTCCCACTCGCAGTTTACCGTATCTTGAGCAGCCGCTTAACCCTCGGCCATATCGCGGGCATGACAGCCGAGGCCATTGGCGGGCTTTGGACAGACTACGAACTGTCCGCACAAGACACGGAAATCGAGGGCAATCGAGATATGCTTGACACTGCGATCCAGTTCCTTAACGATTTCGCCTACGACATCGAGCGCAAGGACATTACTGTTAAGCGTTCGCTCGGAGTCGGCATCATGGGACTGTATGACGGGCGAGACGGTAAAATCTACCTCGCGCAGGAAGTGTTTGATCGTGGCCAGTCCTACCTCAACACTGTCCTGCACGAGGAACTTCTTCACAAGGTGTACGGGTTCAAGGACGAGACCCGCGCATTCCAATCCCACCTCATGCACGCCCTCACCTCCCGCATGGAGGAGATTAACCGCATCGAGCGCTGGGCGAACAAGAAAGGTTATGCCTTGCCAACGCCCCCAAAAGGAGCTGAATAATGCCTTGTATTAAAACAGGCGCACTTGTGTTCTTCCCGCAGTACCAAGCTGCTTCGCGGGGAGACTTATTCGAGTTCAGGAGTATGCAAATACTGCACGGGACCGAGCGCATTTACGAATTAACTGGCCTCGAAACAATTCATGCTATCGCCTACATAACACATGAGTTTAAAACCGAGCCTTACCGCGTCTATATACTTGAGTACGTAGTCAACCTTGAGTACAACGGCAAACCTCTTAAATCAATAGCACAATGGAGTGTCGCATGAGCAACTTCAACCCCCTCCTCGCAAACAACTTTAACCCCGCGAAAGCTCGTTGGCCCTTAGTGGCCACGGGCAAGTACGATGGCGTGCGTGCTATGACACAGCTGATTGGCCCCGTCACCCGTTCGCGCAAGCTTATCCCCAACCTTCACATTAGAGAGGCGTTAAGCGCGCTTCCCCTCAACCTCGACGGAGAACTCATAGCGGGCACATTCCAAGAAACTCAGTCTGCGGTCATGACACACACGGGACGGCCTGACTTTCAGTTCTACGTCTTCGACTACTTCTCGTCCCTTCCGTATATAAACAGGATGGATTTACTAGCGCGTGTAGACTTACCCTCGTTCTGCCGTTTCGTCCCAACTCAAAATGTGTCTTGCATGTCAGACCTCGAGCAGTTCGAAGAGCGAGTGCTTTCCGAGGGGCTGGAAGGCGTGGTCCTCCGCGATCCCACTGGCCGCTATAAGCAAGGCCGATCCACGCCACGCGAAAACTACCTCGCTCGCTTCACCCGAGAAGAACGGGACGAGGCAGAGGTGATCGGGTTCGAGGAACGTATGCACAACGCGAATGAGCAGACTCGCGATGAACGAGGCTACGCCAAACGCAGTACGCATCAGGAGAACATGGTCCCCATGGACACTCTCGGCGCACTTCAATTGCGAATGCAGGGCGCTCACTTCAAATGCGGTACTGGTTTCACGGACACGCAACGCCAATACATTTGGGATAACCGCGACCAGTTCGTAGGTTCGCAATGCACAATCAAGTTCAAGGGTTGGGGATCAAAAGGACGCCCGCGCCAACCTGTATTCATGGGCTGGAGAAACGGAGAATAATCATGGTAGTTAAATTAATGAAATACAACGACATCGAGCAGGTGCTTGCAACGGTGATCAATTCACCTAATCAACGGGCGGAGTACAAGCTTCCCGACTACGCCGCAGCTGTACGTTGGAGGCAACGCGCTAACAATTTCCGCGTCGCCCTCCGCCGCATCGATGCCAATAATCGGGAGGTCCCTGAGGCCGAGGGATCGTGCATCTACGACCAGCTGGTCTTCAGCTTGACAAAGGGAAGCAGCATTGTTAAAATATTCCCATTAACCGACGGACTTGGAACGCTAACAATTGGCGGCATTGAACAGGAGATTAACCAAGATGACGAACTCGAACAATTTCTTTCAGGGTTTGAAACCGTCCGCGATGGAAAAGGTGATGGAGACTGATCCAACATTCTTTTCGCGGATGGAGGAGATGTTTATGAAAGGTTCAGACGATGGAGTATGGAACCAAGAACTGGTCCAAGACCTAACTGAATTGGTCTATTCCACGAACGAGAAGGAACACGCGGAGAACGCTTACATCGCCAGTCTCTTATCCATACACCTCATCACACACCTCTATGATCGCCAGTTGAAAGCAGCTAAACGCGGCTGGGGGCCAATGGAAATAATTATGACAGCGCGCTCTTTATCAGACAGTACGCATTCAATCATTAAACTAACTCTAGAAGGGTTTATAAACAAATGACACTCGAAGAAATCACAGCCGACCTGCGCAAGACCTTGGGGTATGACAAGCCGTGCGACACAGCAGTCGCGTTGGACCGCATCGATAACCTGATCATGATCGCCATGCTCACTAACAACAACCTCCACGTCCAGGTACACACCGCGCTTAACCTCGCGTTAGTTGCTACGGATATTCAGGGGCAGGACATCAAGCTGATCCCAACGCTGGGCGCGAACTTTGCCCAAGATCATCAAGGCGATATGGAAGGCGCACTTCTTACCGCGGCCCTCCGCAATTATTACAAACGCGGTGGCCCACTCAAACTCGCCGTAGCCACATGGGGCATACTCAAACTTCTGCACGAGGACCCACTCGAGCGCATGGCAGAACAAATTAAATTCCTACGCATGATGGAGAAATCATAATGACTGAGTTCAAACCAACCGCCGAACAGGAAGCGATCGTTTCCGCCGCCACCTCAACCGAGGACAACATCTTAGTGCAGGCTCTCGCGGGAGCCGCCAAGACCTCAACCCTCGTTCTGATCGCGCAGGCCTTGAAGAAACAATCCATGCTGTTCCTCGCGTTCAACAAGTCAATCGCAACCGAGGCCGCTACTCGTATGCCTTCCCTTTGCAATTGCAGCACACTTAACTCCGCTGGTCACCGCGCATGGGGCCAGCAGATTAACAAGCATCTGAAGGTCGATACCAAGAAGATGTATAATCTACTCCAAGACGAAATCAAGCGGCACAAAGGTCCCGAGCAGCAATCGCTATTCGACTCCATGATGGAACTGAACCACGCCATCCGCTCGGCTAAGGTCTACGGCTGGATACCTGATGGGCATTACGATCAGGCCAAGCCAGTCCTAGATGATGCCCACTTCTGGCCCATGCTCGATTACAACTACACCCAAGTCGAGCAGCATGTGATCAAGAACGTGATCCTCTCGTCGATCGCCGAGTCCTTCAAGGGCATAATCGATTTCGACGATCAAATCTATATGCCTTCGATCTTCACCTGCCGTTTCCCCAAGTACCCGATCGTACTGGTGGACGAGGCGCAAGACCTTTCCGAACTCAACCACCAGATGATCGCGAAGATGTATAAGAAACGCCTCATCGCGGTCGGCGACTCGCGCCAAGCAATCTATGAGTTCCGAGGTGCCCTGTCCTCTTCGATGGAAGTACTCAAACGGCGCTTCGACATGACCGAGTTCTATCTCACCATCTCATTCCGATGCTCGCAAGAAGTTGTGAAGGAGGCCCGATGGCACGCCCCGTCCATGCAGTACCCTGATTGGGCGATCGAGGGCGCGGTCGATTTCTTCGGAAGTGAGTGGGACATGTCCGATCTACCCGATCGCTGCGCAATCCTTTGCCGGAACAACGCGCCACTCATTACCCTCGCCATGCGCCTGATTAAGTCCGGTCGTTCGTGTGAGTACGTGGGCCGCGACATCCATCAGAACCTACTCAAGCTCATGCGCAAGCTAGGCAAGAAAGAGACGCCCACCTCCGACATCCTTCCCTTGATGGACAAGTGGTATCGCGAACGCAAGAAGAAACTCAAGTCCTCTAACCGCGCCCGCGATGAACACGACTGTCTCGTGGCGTTCCTAGAAGCGGCTCCAACTTTACAATTGGCGATCCGCCAGATGGATAAGTTCTTCTCGAGCGATGGCACGATCAAACTCATGACAGGGCATAAGAGTAAGGGCCTCGAGTTCGACGAGGTATTCATCCTGGATAAGAACCTTCTCGACCTGGAGGGCGAAGGCCAAGACCGCAACCTCATGTATGTCATGCAGACGCGGGCCAAGGATCGTCTCACCTATATCATCTCACCTGAGCGGGAAACCCTCGGCGCCCTACCTCCAGGTGAGACTTACATTCCTGGGCTTGCGGAGGCCAAGCCATGAAAGTAGAACTCGGCACGATCCCATACAAGCATCTCGAGGTGAAAGCTTATTTACCTCAAGATCAGATGTACCGCGTGGAGGTAGCCGATGGGCAAGAGTTAGTTGTGGACCTGTTCGTGGGCGGGTTCATGACTTTCCAGTCCCGCCCCGAGTACCTCGTCGGCAAGACAGTAAAGGTAGACGGGATCACGCGCAACCTCTATTATGCGGTCAACCCTAGACTATTGGAGAAGTAAGATGACAGACAAACCTACACCGAAACTGATAACAATTAATTCCTGCGCTGCTTGCCCCCATCATGTAGACGAGACGCATAGCATGAACCCTGACGCAAGCGATTTTCCTTATTGCAAGCTAGAGAGGCGGCGATTCACATTCAAGGAAAGCCAAATGGTTAACGGCGACTTCCCTGACTGGTGCCCCTTAGAATAGCACAGCCCCATATGGCCCCCGACAAAATGTCACAAACCATATTTAACTGTGGAACGGGGGTTGCAAAGCCAGATCAGTTCATGTATATTATGTGGGTGTTAAACATTAACCCAAATCAAACAACGGAAGATTATTCAAATGACAAAAGAAGTTACAATCCAAGGCGCAATTTTCAATGTGTCTCAACCATTCGCAGCAGGTCACACATTGACTGAGATCGAAGCCAAAGTCCTCAACCAGACTCGCACCGAGAACGTTCGCAATAACGTTGCAAAGCGCATCAAAGAACTGCTTGAAGCTGGCAACAACGATGACGCGGCTAAGGTCGTAGCTGAGTACGATGCCGAATACGAGTTCACTTCACCACGCGAAGGTGGTTCAGCTAAAATGGACCCACTTGAGAAAGAAGCACTCAAGATTGCTAAAGAAGCATTGCGCGCTAAGATCAAAGCAGCAGGTCGTAAGGTTGCTGAGGACGATGTTACTAAGGAGCAGTTTGAAGAAGCCGCTGCTAAGATCGCCGAGCAAGAAGACGTTATCAAGGCCGCTAAGAAACGCCTATCCGATCAGGCTAAGATCGTTGACATGGCAAGCGTCGAACTATAAGCAAGCGGGACTGTCCCCCGACTGCTTAAACGGGGAAGGGCACTCACACAACATGCCCTTCCCCTCTTCATTTAACCCCTAGCTTATCCAGAGGCTATTATGCAACTTACAATCACAGCACCAATTCGCGGAAACCACTTCCGCCCAGCGTCCGCCAAGACAGTTTACAATGAACTCGAGTGGGACGAAGAACTATCCCTAGAACCAGAACCAGAAAACCAGTACGACGAGAACGCCATCAAGGTTCTCGCGCGCGGCGAGCATGTCGGCTACGTCGGCAAAGAGTTTGCAGCTGAACTATCCGGCGCAAACCTTATCTCAGGTAAGTACGAAGGTTCAGGCATGATGGAAATCACCTATGAGCCGAGCGAGTAAGATCGCCCGAAGGGAACTTAAGACTGAGTTATTGGAGACGTTACTCTTAACTCAGTCCGAGCCCATCGGTACACGTGTAGAATTTTCAGGCCCGAAGAAAAATTTTATTGATACAGTCTACATGGTAATGAGGGAACACGATATCAAAAACATATCGATCCTCAGTACAAGCGATGAAAACGTAGTCTTTTTTGCAAACACTAAGGAAGAAGATAATGACTAACCCCGAACTCGAAGACAAGGCAGAGTTGCAGAAGCACACACTCAATCTTCGCGCTGGTGATTTCGACAAACTCAAAGCACTGTTCCCGAAGATGTCAGCCGCTAAGTTTATCCGCGATCTAGTATCTCGCGTGATCGATAACGCCGAGGCCGAAGCCGCTGCCAACGCCCCAACCCTAGACATCGATACGGACGAGGTGCTGAAATGACCACCGCAGAAATCACAGAGTTATTCACCCGCGATCCCCTTTCCCTCACTGACCAAGACATCGAGAAAATATGTGAGGTCTTCCGTGCCCGCCGCCAAAACTTTGAGGCCGACGAGAAGGCAGGAAAGAAACCAACTGCACGTAAAAAAGCTGCGCCCAAGGTTAAAGAAGACACAGCTGGCGTTATGAACAGCTTGGACTTAGGCGACCTACTGAAATGAAGAACACATCATTCACAGATAAGGGCGACCAGTATGCTTGGGACGCCACTTCCCTCACCTCTGCACAACGTTGCATGAGATACTATTACTATAATATAGTCGAGGGATATCAACCGCGAGGCAAGTCTGTCCACCTTCTATTCGGCGGATGGTATGCTTCAGCCCTTGAACACTATCACATCGATCGTACCGCAGGCCTTTCCCATAAAGAGGCGATGCACAAGATGGTACGGGAGACACTCATTGAGACATGGCAACACGCAAGGGACGAGGACGGTAAACGCGTAGAAGGAACTGGCTTACCGTGGAAAGCTACCGATCGTTACGGGCAGCCCGAGTCCGCTAAATCCCGCGAAGGGCTTATCCGCTCCCTCATCTGGTACGTCGAAACTTTTGAGCATGACGACCTTGAAACTTACATTACCTCTGACGGGAAGCCAGCCGTCGAACATACTTTCAAACTACCAGTCGACGGCGATATTATATTCGCGGGTCACCTCGACCGTCTTACAGTCAAGAACGGCGATCCCTTCGTGACGGATAACAAAACCACTTCCGCTGCACTCGGCCCGTACTACTTCGATCAGTTCAAAACGGACGGGCAGATGTCAATGTATACCTACGCGGGAAGCGTTATCTTTTCCATGCCTGTTAAGGGCGTGATCATTGACGCAGCCCAAGTCGGCGTTACGTTCACCCGCTTCAGCCGCAACCCAACACTGCGGACGAAGGGCCAGCTTAACGAGTGGTACGACAACACCATGTATACAATCGAGACGGCTCGTCACCTCGCGCGGGAGAAATACTTTCCGATGAACCTCGCATCATGCGGCAACTATGGAGGCTGCCCATTCCGTTCAGTGTGTGGCCGCGACCCTGCCGTTAGACCAAACATTCTCAAGGGCGATTTTCAGAAACGCATTTGGGACCCACTGGTGGAGAGATAGGATGACAGAAGACAGCACAAATAAAACAGCTATCTTAAACGGGGACTGGAAAATAACTAAAGGTACAAAGCCTATAAAAGCCGAGCCAAAAGATAAATGGGACAAGGGTTGGCAGAAAATAGAGCATGAGGTAGCTTATGAAATTGCTGCGCCTGACCGCTTGGATCGTTTTTGGAATTGGCTGCGTAGGCGTAATGTAAAGTATGGAACTCGCCACATGGTAGTTTCGTATTATATGAGATCGGACAAGCCAGTTAACACCACTATTGATATGGCGTATGTATCAATGATAGAGGACGGAGACGATGGCTAGGATAGCGCGGATAATATGGAAGGGGTCTCACCGAGGACATTATCAAGAACGCCGTGAGGCTTGGCTAACATTAAAATCGCAGGTCGTGCCAACACGAGGCGCAGATTATGCAATAACATTCTGGTCCCGCGTATGGGAACTGAAACCAAAAGAAAAGTTAGTCGGTTATGAATACACAGCTGGGTTCATGGGGAGTCCCAAAAAGAAAATGCGGCTGTTGAAAACAATAATCGCGATGCAGCCCAAAAGCTCATTTAGATATTTAACCAGAGAAGAGTTAGAGAAGGAACAATCCAGATGACAAACACACCAATCAACTCCAAGGCATTGAATAGCGTATACGATGCAAGCACAATCTACCTCAAGGGTATCGAGGCCGCGATCAATGAGTGCGAAGCTAACCTCGCCAAACTCCGTAACGTCCGTGGGCAAATCCGCCGCGACCTACTCGGTGAGAACACACGCGGAACGCAGCTATCTTCCGCCATGTCTGAGGCCGGACCTGCGATTACTTCCGAGGCATCCGACGCCGCTGCAATCAAGGCCGTGGCAGACGAACTTAAGAACGCGCGATGAGTCGCCCAACCCAAATATTCAGAAAGGAAAACCTCATGGCGAAACTAAGTGAACGCGCTAAGACTAAGAAAGCCAAGATGATTATAGTCGGGGATAGCGGTTCGGGCAAGACAGGCGCATTGCTTTCATTGGTCAAGGCGGGATATAAACTCCGCGTGCTTGACATGGACAACGGCCTATCAATTCTCGAGGCGCTGATCAAGAAACATTGCCCCGACAAACTCGACGCCGTGGACGCGATCACCCTACGCGATGCGTTCAAAGCTGGACCGCAGGGCTTGAAGGCGAACAACCCTAAGGCTTTCGTCCAGTCAATGAAGTATCTTAATAAGTGGGACGATGAGTCAATCCCGAGCGAGTGGGGCAAAGAGGATGACAAGATTGTTTTCGTTCTTGACACCCTCACTCACCTATCCAATTCCGCCTACGCATGGGCAGACGCAATGAACCCAGGTGCTAAGGATAAGCGCCAGACATTCCGCGCTGCGCAAGAGGCAGTAGAGAACACGATCGCAATGATCACATCAGATGAGTTCGACGCACACGTAGTGGTTATATCCCACATCAAGCGCGACGACCTCAAGGCCGATGGAACGGGTGGCGGCAAAGCTTACCCCTCCGCAGTCGGTCGTGCCCTTGGCCCTATCATCGGGTCATACTTTGACAACCTAGTCATGGCACGTGCAACAGGTACGGGCGATAAGATCAAACGTACCATTAGACTAAACAGCACGGCGGAGATTGATCTCAAGTCAACCGCCGCGCTAAAAATTGAGGGTAACGATCTGCCCCTCGAAACCGGACTCGCGGATTTATTCAAGCAGATTTTAGAAAACTAAAGGATACCATAGCTATGGACTTTAATTCAGTACTCGATCAAGCAATTGATACAATCGAAAAACCACCGTTGATGCCACAAGGTGCCTACGTGTGGGTCGTCAATAAATTCTCAACTGACAAAGTTGGTGGCGGCAAGTGGGACACAATGGACTTCCAGTTGAAGTGCGTGTCTGCTTCCGATGATGTTGACGAAGACGAACTTGCAGAATACGGCTCGCCCGCTAACAAGATCATGACCAAGCGTTTCATGTTCAACGGCGAAGACGAAGCTAACTTTAACCGTACTCTATTCGAAGTAAAAACTTTCTGCCTTGACCACTGCCAAGCGGAAGTTGATGCTGATGCCCCGCTTAAAGTGTTGGCGGAAGCTGCTAAAGGCTGTCAGGTGATGGCGGAAGTTTCACACCGCGCTGATCCTAACGACCCTGAAAAGCAGTACGAAGAAGTTCGTAAAACAATGCCAGTAGACTAAGTTTCCCGTAGCTTAATCTATGGCAGGGGGAGGGCGTTACTTTTCCAGTCCTCCCCATTCTAACAGGAGAAAATAATGCCAGAACTTATAGAGATAGATAAACAACTTGCTTTAAATATGATAGCCGCAATAGACGAGCATACTGAATTAACGTTAGAAGAGCAAGAACAAGTACCTACAATTAGTGTTCCTGTCAAGCAATTTAAATGTTATGTATTATTAGCGCACGCAGCTATGGTAGCTGCTAACACTTCAACTCTAAACGGCGTGACACTAGACGCCGAACTCTAAAGAAAGTCACACGATGACCAGCGGACAATTTACTTCCATCCCACTATCCTCTATTTCAATCGATCGCGAAGACAGGCAGCGCTC